AGCCGCCGGGGCCTGACCAGGTCCGGCCGCCAAGCGAAGACGGCCAGGCGAAGGCCACCGGGACGCTCAACATGTTCCGGGCGCAAACCGAGGCCAGCAAGGCGGTCAAGGCCAAGGTCGAAGCGGACCAACTTTTGGGCACGGTGTTGGTCCGGGAGCATGTGGAAAACGCGGCCTTCGAGGCCATGCGCATTGCCCGTGACCAGTTCCGGGTGATGCCCTCCAAGCTGGCCCAACGCCTGGCCTACGAAACCACCCCGGAGGGTTGCCGGCGCATCCTGGAGGCGGAAATCAAGGCGATCCTCAATGATCTATCCCGACGCTTTACAGACCTCGGCAACCCTGGGCCGAATCCTGGCGCGGGCGATAAGCCCCCCGCCTGACCTCAAGGTCAGCGAGTGGGCCGACGCCCACCGGGTGCTTTCCGGCAAGGCGGCCAGCGAGCCGGGCAAGTGGACCACAAGCCGCGCGCCCTACACCCGCGAAGTGATGGACGCCTTTTCCGACCCGGACACCGAGGAAGTGGCGGCCATGTGGGCCAGCCAGTTGGCCAAGACCGAGATCATCCTCAACGTGATTGGCTACTACATCGACGTCGACCCTTGCCCCATCGTAGTCAGCCAGCCGACCTTGAACTTGGCCCGCTACTTTTCCCGCGCGCGCCTAGCCCCCATGATCCGGGCCACCGCGCCCCTGGCCGCCAAGATAGCCGAGCCCAAGAGCCGCGACGCGGACAACACGACGCTGTCCAAGGGCTTTACAGGTGGGCAACTCGACATAGTCAGCGCCCAAAGCGCCAGCGACCTATCCGCCAGGCCGGCCCGTATCGCCCTGGCCGACGAGGTGGACCGCTACGAAGACACCAGCGAAGGCGACCCGCTGGACCTTTTGGACACCCGCACCGCCAACTTTGCGTTTAGGAAGAAAGGCAATTTCAGCAGCCCCCGCGACAAGGTGAAAAGCCGCATCGAGGCCCGCTACGAGGCCAGCGACAAGCGCAAGTGGTGGGTGCCTTGCCCCCATTGCGGACGCCACCAGGTGCTCAAGTGGGCGCAGGTGCTTTGGGACAAGGCCACTGACGCCGCCGGGGAAGAGCTGCGGGACGAAGACGGCCACGCAATCCACCTGCATAAGACGGCCCGTTACTTCTGCGAGCATTGCGGGGTGGGGTGGAGTGAGGCCGAACGCTTCGCAGCCATCGCGGCCGGGGAATGGCGGGCCGAAAAGCCTTTCGCCGGCATCGCCGGCTTCTGGCTCAACGCGCTCAACTCGCCGTGGCAAAGCCTGCCGCGCCTGGTCAAGCGGTTTCTCGATTCCAAGGACACCCCCGGCAAGCTGCGCACCTTCATCAACACCGTGCTTGCCCAAACCTACGAAGATGCCGGCGCGCAGGTCAATGACGACGAGTTGGTTCGGCGCGCCGAACAAGCCGCCTACGCGGTGGGCGATGCCATTCCGGCCGGGGCCGCCGTGCTTACGGCGGCGGTTGACGTCCAGGATGACCGCCTGGAGCTGGAGGTGGTGGGCTGGGGCCGGGGTTATGAATCCTGGCACGTTCAGCACATGGTGCTGACCGGCGACCCCGCCTTGCCCGAGCTGTGGAAAGAGCTAGATGCCATCCTTTTGCAGACTTGGCCGACAGCCGACGGCCGGCATTTGCCCCTGCGCGCGGTTGGCATCGACTCCGGCGGCCACCACCCCGACCAGGTCTTGCGCTTCTGCCGGGTGCGCTGGGGCCGCCGGGTGTGGGCCTTGAAGGGCGCTAGCAAGGGGCTTAACGAGCGGGTTTGGCCGACCAAGTTTTCGCGTTCGCGCAAGGACCGCCACCGCCTGTGGGTGGTGAACGTGGACGCGGCCAAGCTGGCGGTTACGGATTGGCTTAAGGTGGCCGAGCCTGGCCCCGGCTTCTGCCATTTTCCGCGCGGCACCGCCCCGGAGTATTTCAAGCAGTACCGGGCCGAGCGCCTGGTGACCAAATACAAAAATGGCTTTGCCGTGCGGGTATGGAAAACCAATTCTGGGGCGCGCAACGAAGCCCTGGATATGCGGGGTTACAACTATGCCGTGCTTTGCGGCCTGGAGGCCCAGGGCCTAGACCTGGGCCGCGAAGCCAGGCGGGCCACCGCCCCGGCCCAGCCGCCACCCCAGCCGGCCGCCCCGGCACCGCAACCGACCACCGCGCCGCCCTCGGGCGGCGCTAATCATTTCGGGCACGCGCCCGCCGGCATGACCCCGGCGGCCGACCCCTACTTGTGAGTGAGGCCAGACAATGACAGGCGTGGAGCTGATAGCGGCCGAGCGCCGCAGGCAAATCGAGCAAGAGGGCTGGACCCCGGAGCATGACGACGAACACAGCGACGGGGAGTTGGCCATGGCCGCCTGTTACTACGCGGTGGTCCATGAAGCCGCGCACTTCGGGCCGCAAATCAGGATCGACCTCCCCGCGCTTCTCTACCCCAAGGATTGGGACTGGTTTTGGGGCAAGCGAGCCCCGGAAGAGCGGCAGACCAACGCAACAAGAATCCGCGACCTCACCAAGGCCGGCGCGTTGATCGCGGCCGAGATCGACCGGCTACAACGCGAGGCAGCCGCCGCCCAGCCGACCGACCAGTAACCCCGGAGGCACCCATGGCCGACCTGACCACCTTGCAGACGTGGCTAAAGGAAGCCGAGGCCGCAAAGCACAAGCTGGCCCTGGGGGCCATGGAGGCCTCCGTGGGCAGCGGCGACACCCAAGTCAGCTTTAGCCGCACTTCCGTGGTTGAGCTTGACAACTACATTGCCAGCCTCAAGCGCCGGATCGCCCAGGCCCAGGGCATTAGCACGGCCGGCTCCCGCCGCCTGGAGTTCTATTACTGATGCCGCGCAACATCACCACCCCAAACCCAAGCGGTCTGGTGGACGCCCAGGGCCGGCCCCTCCGGGCAAGCGCCGTGGCCCATGCCGCCGCCGACACCCTGCGGCCCGAAATGGCCATGTGGGGTCCGCACGCCGGCTCGGCCGACTCGGATATCCTGCCCGAGCTGGGCCTCATGCGCAGCCGCGCGCGGGATATGGAGCGTAACCACCCGCTTGCCCACGGCGCGGCGCAGACCTTTGACGACAACGTGATTGGGCCGAAGGGCCTGCGGTGCGTGCCCGCGCCAAACTACACCCTCTTGGGCCGGGACCATACCTGGGCCATGGAGTGGCGGCGGCGGGTTTCGGCCCTCTGGCAGGACTACGCCGAAAGCGTTTTTTGCGACGCGGCCCAAACCCTGAATTTCGCCGGCCTGACCCGCTTGGTTTTCCGGGGAGGCATGGGCAACGGCGAGGCGTTGGTGCTGCCGCGTTGGCAGCCGGGGCGCGGCCCGCGCTATGCCACCTGCTTTCAGGTGGTCGAGTCCGACCGGCTGAGCAACCCCGACGGCCAGGCGGATAGCGATTGGTTGCGCGGCGGGGTGGAGATAGACCCCCTGGGCGCGCCGGTGGCCTACCACGTTCGCAAGAGCCACCCCGGCGACGCCATGATAGGCGGCGGCCTGGCCCTGCGCGGGCTTTATGACCGGCGGCGGGCCACCGGGCCTGGCGGCACGGTGCCGGTGGCCGCCGGCGGCCTTTGGGGCGAATGGGAGCGCATCCCGGCCCGCACTGGCTGGGGCCGCCCCCGCGTGATTCACGTTTTCGACAAGACCCGCGCCGGCCAAAACCGGGGCGTGCCGATTTTCTCCGCGATCATGCCGCAGTTCCGCATGTTGGACAAGTTCATGCAGACGGAGCTGCAATCGGCCATCGTCAACGCCATGATCGCGCTTTTCATCGAGACACCCCTGGGCCAAGACGGCCTGCTGGAGCTTTTCGGGGACAAGACCGGCGATGAAATGCTGTCCGTGCTTGACCAGCGCGTGAAGGTCGCCCGCGCGGCCCTGCGCGCCGGTGGGATATTCGCCCTGCAACCCGGCGAGAAAGCAACCTCCCATTTGCCCAGCCGGCCCGGCGGCACCTTCGCCCCGGTGATGGAGGCGCTTTACGGCATGATCGGCACGGGCGTGAACCTGCCGCCCGAGCTTCTGCTGAAGAACTTCCAGAAGTCCAATTACTCAAGCGCCCGCGCCGCGCTCCTGGAGGCGTGGCGGTTTTTCCTGGGCCGCCGCGAATGGCTGGCCGACAACTGGTGCCAACCGGCTTACGAGTGTTGGCTGGAAGAGGCGGTCGACAACGGCGAGGTGGATGCCCCCGGCTTTTGGGAAAACCGGAGCGCCTACAACCGGGCGGCCTGGATCGGGGCCGGCCGGGGCAGCATCGACCCCGTGAAGGAGGAACAAGGCGCGGCCCTGGCCCTGGCCGGCAACCGCACCACCTTGCAGCACGAGCTGGCCAAGCGGGGCCTGGTCTTGGAGGAAGTCATAGAGCAACGCCAGTATGAGCAACGCTTGCTCAGCGAGGCCGGCCTGGGGCCGGTGCCAGATAACGCCTGGCTTACCGGCAACGGGGCCGACGGCAAGGAGGCCAACCCATGAAATACGCGCGCGTGGCGTCGCACATCTTCAACACGCCGCTGTTGATTGAGCCCCGGCGGCTGCAACCCATAACCAACTACATCTTGGCGCGCATGAAAGGCGAGGCCCCGGCGGCCGGTGATGACCGGCTGGCCAAGCTGGATGAACGCCGGGGCGGCGCGGAAATGAAGAGCGGCCCCGGCGGCGCGGTCTTCGATGATTACTGCGGCGACCTGACCGAAAGGGGCATCGCGGTTATCACCATCACCGGCGAGCTGGTCCAGCGCACCGGCGGGGCGGATGCCGAATCGGGGCTGTTGTCCTACCAGACCATCGAGCGCCGCCTTGACGCGGCCCTGGCCGACCCCCGCGTGCGGGGCATCCTGTTGGAGGTGGACAGCCCCGGCGGCGAGGCGCCTGGCTGTTTCACCCTGGCCGACAAGGTTTTCAGCGCCCGGCCGGTCAAGCCGCTGTGGTCCTTGGCCAACGAGGGCGCTTGCTCGGCCGCCTACGCCCTGGCCTGCTCAACCGAGCGGGTGTTGCTGCCGGAGTCCGGCCACGTGGGCTCCATCGGCGTGCTTTGGCAAGCCCTGGAGCAAACCGCCCTGGACAAGGCCGCCGGCCTGCGCTTCGTGGTGATCCAGTACGGCGAGCGCAAGGCGGATTTCAACCCCCACCTGCCCATCGCCAAGGAGGCGTTGACCTGGGCAAGCGCCGAGGTGGAGCGCCTGGGGGAGCAATTCGTGGCCCTGGTGGCGCGTAACCGCGGGCTGGACCCGGCGGCGATCCGCGCCACCCAAGCGGGCATCCTGTTTGGCCCGACGGCCGTGGAGGCCGGCCTGGCCGATGCAATCATCACCGCCCCCGGCGCGGGGGAAACCCTGGTCACCAAGGCGGCCAACCTGCTGGCCGACGAGATAGACCGCAAGCTTTTGGGCGTGGGGCCGCAGCCGCCCGCCGCCCGTGTCGATAACCAAGCACAGGGAGCAATGCAGATGAGCGACGAGAAGACGAAGGCGGCGGCGGCCCAGCCCGGCCAGGCCCAGCCG